AGGCCAGGAGCAGGGCGTAAAGAGGGCAGCCTCACCAAGAGGACTCGTGAAATCGCAGAGGTAGCTGCTGCACAAGGCATCACACCCTTAGAAGTCATGATGAACACCATGATGGCGCTCTACAAGGAAGCTGAAAACTGCACTAAGCATGATGATCATGCTCATGAAGGCGTTTGTCATGATCATGACATCATGATCACCGAGAGTCGAATCAAGCTTCTGAATATGGCTGCCACCATCGCCAGACACGCTGCCCCCTATGTCCACCCGCGCCTATCTGCAATCGAACATACCGGCAAGGATGGGGCGCCACTACAAAGTGGCGTCTTGGTGGTGCCAGGAGCGATGAGTATGGATGATTGGGAGCAAGCCGCCCAAGCCAAACATTAGCGCATTAAAGGCAACCCTTGAAAACCATCTGGGCACCATTGCCCGGTAGTCAGACTTTGTTTCTGACTTGCCCTGTGTATGAAGTGTTGCTAGAGGGCACCCGAGGAGGGGGTAAGACCGATACCTTACTAATGAGCTATGCCCAACACGTAGGTAGAGGCTTTGGAGATCACTGGCGCGGAACACTCTTTCGTCTCACATATCCGCAGCTAGCTGACGTAGTAGCCAAGAGTAAGCGCTGGTTCTATCAAATTTTCCCGGGTGCCAAGTTCAATGAATCTGACTACGTGTGGAAGTGGCCTACCGGTGAGATGTTGTACTTTCGCTATGGAGCGAATGAAGACGATTACTGGAATTACCACGGCCATGAATACCCCTGGCTAGGATTTGAGGAGCTGACTAACTGGCGAAACCTTTCTTTCTACGAAGCCATGCATTCCACCTGCAGGTCATCCCACCCTGGAATGCCACGAATGGTGAGGGCTACCTGCAATCCATTTGGAGTAGGGCATGCATCGGTAAAGGAAAGATTTCAGATTGGGGCAATACCAGCGGGACAAATCATCAGGCAAGAAGGCGCACTACCTAGGGTCAGAATTCATTCGACGATTTATGAGAACACCCATCTCCTAAAAAACGACCCCAATTACCTCATGAGCCTAGAGTCGCTAAGCGATCCAAACAGGCGCAGAGCCTGGTTAGAAGGTGATTGGGATATCCACGTAGGAAGTTTCTTGGAAGGCGTATGGCAACCCTCTAAGCACGTTGTAGAACCCTTCGCAATACCACCGACATGGAAGGTCTGGCGCTCAATGGATTGGGGTTATGCCAGACCATATGCCGTCTATTGGTTTGCTCTATCTAATGATGGAGTCTATTACCTATGGAGAGAGCTCTATGGGTATGGAGATAAAGAAAATACGGGCACAAGAGAAGACGCAACGGTAGTAGCAGAGAAGATCAAAAAGATCGAGATACACGACCAACGCCTTGGCTATGAATACCGCATGAACCTAGCTGACCCATCCATCTTTTCCAAGATCGGGGCAGAGCGTTCAATCGGCCAGATCTTCAGGGATAAAGGGGTGAAATGGACGGAGGCCTATAACGCCCCTAGAAGTAGAGTAAATGGTGCTCAAGAAATCATCCGGCTTCTAGCTGAAGACAGACTCAAGATCTTCTCAAGCTGTAAGCATTGGTTAAGAACTATCCCCCAATTACCGCCAGACTCATTAAACCCAGAAGATGTAGATACGGATGCCGAGGACCATGCCTGGGATGCAACTAGATATGGGGTGATGAGAGCAAGGAGGGTATTAGACTGAATATGTATTATGTTTAAAGAGACCCATACTTCCTCGAAGTGTTGGGGGCTGTTAGTCCAAAGGTTAATTGATATGAATTTATCCCAGAAGTCACTTGAAATGCTAAGAGAAATGATTAATGAGCGGACTGAATATAGATCCGGCCCAACGCTCGTTAACTTTTTCAATAATCTGGGTTTTAACGAATTCTATGGACAGGGATTTCCATCGCGATGGGTGTTTACTGATGAATGCCTAAAAAAAATTAACGGCACCCCAAAGCTGGATGAGTGCATTAAGCGAATTTTTACCCCGATTAATTTTATTAATCGACTGCCAGAATTAGATCAGCATCTAAAAGAATTTAATCAATATTTGGCATTTGATAAGTGGCGAGTGTCTCGTTTGGGGGCTGACATTGTATTCAAACCTTTGGATAAAATTGAGATTCAAGAGGGTGTATCTTTAACTCAGGAGGATGGTTTTCTTGCCAGAGAATTTTCAAATATATCCATTGAGGGGCTTGGATTAGATGGTGTAATAGTTTCAGTTCTTGAGCATAGGATAGAAGAAATTGAAAAGTGTTTCTCCGCCGCCTCCCCACTTGCAGTAGTTTTGCTTGCTGGAAGTACTCTTGAGGGCATCCTCTTGGGGTTAGCTACTCAATATCCAAGGCACTTTAATTCTGCAAATTCCGCACCAAGAGATGCAGCAGGGAAGGTAAAGATGTTCCATGATTGGAGTCTTGCTAGCTTTATTGATGTGTCAAAAGAGCTATCTTTAATTCAACACGATACCTTTAAATTTAGCCATTCTCTTCGAGATTTTCGTAACTATATTCATCCCTTTGAGCAAATGTCGGCAAACTTTCGCCCACGTGAAAGCACTGCAAAAATTTCCCTTCAGGTCTTAAAGTCGGCAATTTATGATCTTCATGAAAACATTGACTCTTTAAAATCTTAAAAAATTATGAGCAAGAACATATTTAAATATGTTGGACCAGAGTACTTGGATAGAGTGATCAAGTTAAAGGATGCAATAACTCTAAAGTGCTCCTATCCGAAGGATTTTAACGACCCCTATGAGCAATTTTTGACCATTGATTTCAAGGAAGAACCAGGGGTGCTTGCTTTTTATGCTGAAGTAATTGGAAATATTAAGCAGCATCCAGTTACATGTTTTTCATCTTCTCCTATTGTGCTCCCTATGTGGGCTCATTACGCAAAAAATCTAACCGGTGTGGCTATTGAGATCGATGAGGCTGCTTTAGTGAGCGACTTCCCTGAAAGTCAATTTGACGATGTGGTCTATAGAGAATCTCCGGATCCCGATTTGAGGGATATGCTTTATTGCGCGCAGGTAATTGGTAAGCCTCGCTACTTATATTTTTTGCAAGGAGGGGTGTTTAAGGCTGCATATTTCACAAAGGCAATATGTTGGGATTATGAGCAAGAACGTCGCATGGTTCTAGCTGCGGAAGAAGTTAGAGTTGAAGGTGGAATGATGCTTGTTGATATTCCAGCTAGATCAATAAGCTCGTTCATATGTGGTCCAAGAGCGTCTGTCGAAACCAAAGCTATGGCCCTCAAAAAATCACTTGAGTTTGGTTGTAGTTACTTTGAATTGCAGATAGGCAAGACTTCGGCGATCCCGTACTTTATTAATTCAAGTGGTGACCCCTTTATTTTTAATGTCAATTGCATAGAGCCGGCAAGTAACTTCTGCTTTTCATGTAAAGAGCCATTGGAAGGCAACGAAAAAACATGTTCATGGTGCCAAATAGATGATGACCATAAAACCGAGGCGGCTTCCCGTAATATTTTTCGAGTATTGCAAAAACTCAATATGCTGGAAGACTATTTTGACGGAATGGAAGATATTGGTAGAGATTGGAAGGATGGGGCTCTCTGAATTGCTCTCTACGTAGTCCCCGGTAGTCTTTTTTTCATCCCGCTAAATCTGTTACATAAATTCACAATAAATCCTGGAGGCCCCATTTCTAAATATATAAATAAGATGTGCCTCAAGACTCTCAACCCCTCCAACAAAAATGGACTGCCCGCATCACTCATGCGCGCGCTCACTGGTCAGCCTTTCATAAGCGCGTAAGGCATAACCGCAATACGGTGGCCGGCTTTAATTGGAATGCAGACCCAACTAGCAAAGACTTCTACAGCCTAAGAGCCAATCTAATACACGGCACTATCTCTGCCGTACTACCCAATGTATATGCAAGAAATCCAGAAATATCCACAGCCCCATTAAATTCGGGTGCGGACCTCAAGCTCTTTTGTAGAACACTAGAAGCAGTAACCAATAGATCTCTAGAACATGCGCAATTAAAGAATCGAGCCAAGTCAACGGTAAGAGCTGCATTGACTTGTAGCTACGGAATTCTCAAAGTGATGTATCAAAGAGACCCAAGCAAGGATGCTTACATTAAAGGGCGGATTAATGATGCGCAAGAGAATCTACTGCTTATCAAAGAGCTAGAGCAAGATCTTGTTGACGGTAATCAGAGTCATCATCATGATGTCAAAAGGGCAGAGTTAGACCAACTCATCGGATCTTTATATGAGCGCTCAGAGGTTAATACTGCTGAAGGTCTCGTCATTGATAGAGTCCTTACCGAGAATCTGCTCATCGATCCCTCAATCTGTGAGTTCTGGGATTACACCGATGCGGACTGGATCTGCCAAGTTATACCGATGAAGCGCTCGCAGGCTGAGGCTATGTACAAGAAGAATCTAGCCAATGCCAAGATCTACCAACCAGGCCAAGGCGAACCCTCGCATAAGAAAGCTAGGCGTTTAGCCTCCATGCATATGGATGCAAGCAAAAGTCCGGTAAGTGATGATCAGCAGATCGCAGTCTTGGAAATCTGGGATAGAGCTACCCAGCGTGTATACACAATGGTGGAGGGAGCGTCTGAATGGTTACGTGAACCTTACTCCCCACCAAGAGCTGGAGAGCGCTGGTATCCATTCTTCTTATTACCTTACCAAGTAGTAGATGGCCAATTCATTGGTCCAAGCCTGGTAGATCTAACAGAACGTTTGCAAGATGAGCACAACGAAGCAAGGGATCGATTCAATCAACATCGAGATCTCTGCATACCCGGATGGGTCGCATCAGCCGATATCAATGAAAAGACCATTAAGAAGCATGCTGATTCACGATTTGGTGAGATCACTATCGTTGATACCGAAGGCAAGCCCCTGAACCAAGTGATTATTCCCAGAGGTCACCCCAAGATAGATCCCATCGTATATGACACCAGTGCAGTACGTTATGACTGGGAACAAGTTACTGGGCTGCAAGATGCTGCGCGCTCAACAGTCGTCAGACCTAAGACAGCTACTGAAGCCAATATCTTACAAAGAGCGTTATCGGGACGCGTATTTGAATTCAAAGACCAGATAGAAGATTGGCTACAAGAAATAGCGCAATACAGTGCTCAGGTTTTATTGCAGGAGTTAACTAGCGAACAGGTAGAGCGTTATATGGGCGCGCCAATTACCAGAACAGCCATGGTCGATGGTCAGCTCACTATCACTAAAGAGAAAACCTATGACTGGCCAACGCTTAGCAAAGATCGAATCTTTGACATGGTGGATTTAAGAATTAGAGCGGGTACTACCGGCGCACCGGATGGCATAGAAGAAAAAGAAGGTTGGTTGAAAGTCCTGCCAATGATTACAAATCTATCAATACAAATTCAGAACCTACAAGCTAGAGGAATGGATTACGAACATATCCGTAATCTCCTACGGGAAACGGTCTTGCGATATGACGATCGTATCGATTCAAATCTATTTATACCGAATGTAGAAAAGCAGGCGGAGGGATATGTCGACCCTAACTTTGGAGTCAATCTATTTTCCGAGAGGCGACAAAGAATCAATAGCGAGACAAGTAACAACAGTAATTCATTAAAAGAGGAGATCAGCAATGACGCAGGTGGCAAATGAAGTAACGAGTTTTAAATCAGAAGTTCTCAGCAATGGTGGAGCCATTCAAAGAGCTCAAAATAGGGAAGAGTTAAAAGAACGCGAGCGCTTGAGAAAAGAGGCTGAAGACAAACATGCGGCTGAAGTACACGCCAGGCGAATAAAGGCAAGAGAAGAGCGTGATCTGAAGTTAGCCGAAAGAGCGGCAGCTCAGAAGGCATCCGATGAAGAAAAGGCAAGAAAAGCTCAAGAGCAAGCAGTTACAAAATTAGCTAAAGAGCAGGAGGCTGAAAAGCAAAAGGCACAAAAGGCAAAGGTACAAAAAGCAGAGCCCAAAAGTCAGGCTACCAGTTTGCTTGATGACCTCAGTAAAGCATCCAATGCCAGCGCATCTCTTGCTCAAATATCTGAGGATATTGAAGAGGGAGAAGAGTTAGAAGATTCAGAGGTTGAGTCAATCTTTGCTCCAGTCAAGGGCGAGGTACAGGTAGCCGCCATGATGACCGCCCCCCAAGGGGAGTTAGAGCCTCAAGCTTTTGACCTGGGAGAGTTATTACCTGCACCAGCTGCAATCACTGTAGATGTACTCCCACAGCCAGCCATGCAGACTGAAAGCGCAGAAGAATTCATCAATCGGGTGTTGAACCCTGGACCTGTGGATTCGAGCCCCGAGAACAATAATAAGCCTAATGAAGAAGCCTCTGGCGACATCAAGTCAAAGCGTGGGTGTGAACGGATTCAAAAGATCATCAATGAAAAGCGAGATCTAGAAAAGCAGGTTGAGGATTTGCAAGTTACTGTGGTGAGCTTGCAAGATGCTCTTCGTAAATATGAAATCGAAAGTCAATTTGTTGATAACGCAATGGCAGCATCTGCCAAACAGAAGAAACCTGCCGAGCTAGTATCAGAGGCCAAGCACCAGATCATCAAATACTTAAACTCTCGCGAAGATGAGGTTGATCATTCGGCTAAGGCTCAATGCTTTTACAAGTATCTGACCGATCCTTTTTATATGCAGGTGTTTGTTCAAACCAATAAACCAGAGCAATGGCAATCTACGATTGAATCCATCTACGACTCAATAGGGATGCCAGAGCCTAGCTTCGCCAACGCAAAGATCACGCCACTGCAAACGCTTCAGCCTATTCGGGCTCGGACCTCAACCCTAGGGGCGCCACTAGCTAGCTCTGAAAACCCAATGGATCGAATTGCTCAACATCTAGGCAATATGGGAATATAGTAGGTCTGAATTACATGCCACTCAAAATCAGTGGCATGTAGACAGGAATGTCCTTAGGCATCATAAGCACCTCGTTTTGTCTACAAAACAGCAGATATAGCCCTTTTTTGTCTACAACTTAGCTTATATCGTAAGGATCAAGCAATTGATACTGTGAAGGGTTGTCTGTAAATGCGTTGCAAGCCTTCATTTTTTCCCAAAGATTCGTGAAGTTCGAATAATCAAATCCAGCGGTCCAACGCCATGCACGAGTCATGGATCGAATGAAAGGAATAGGATCATTGTTTTGAGACAGCGCTTTTAATGGCAGCAAATAATCCTCACGATAAGCTGTGGGAATAATGATGCGAGAAGCGAAATGTTGAGTTAAGTAAGCATTCATCGTTAGGCGCGCAGTTCGACCATTACCATCCATAAATGGGTGCACTTCAGTAACTACAAACATCGCCATCAATGCGCGCGCAAATGGATCTTCCAGTAAAGCGATGCGCTTGAACCCCTCGCGCAAAGTACCTTTTACAAGCTCTGGGTGAACAAAAATGGTATTGCCTGCTTGGTTGGTTTGCTCTTTCCATTCGCCTGGATTTTTATCTGGACGACTAGAGAGTATTTGGAGGTTACATTGCTTAAGCCACGCTAGGAAATCATCTTCATCTTTTGGAGGCTTAGAGCGAAAGGGCTGCTCCATGATTGCTTTAAAGGTACCAAGTACATCATGTGAATCTTCATTTCGCTTTGGAATGATTTTCCCATCGAAAATAATCTCGGAGGCCTCTTCGACGGTGAATG